GTCTAAGGGATCGTAAAAAGTATTTGTAGGATCGTTGACTCTATTATTAAAATTTTGTGAAGTTAATAAAGGCGAATGATCAACACTATCTAGGTTGCCAAGAAAAACGCTTATCTGATTAATATTATCGATAAAGACGCCGATGGAGTCATCAATAAAACTACTATCTGCTATTCGTGCCATCGAGTTTACCTACAATTTGATTTAGCAGTAACTTTATATCATTGACATCCTGCTTAAGTGTTTCAAGTTCTGCGTCTTTTTCTTTTCTTAATTTTTTTCTTAACTTAGCTTGACTTATTTCGCTACTATTAGTATTCAATATAACGCCATTCTCATCTTTAACTAAGTTAAGTTCATTCTCAACTTTAGTGTGTTTCATTATACACTCAATGCTATAACTCTTAAATCTCGAAGTACTGGTGCCTTAGCCCTATTGGTTGACCTTAAAACAATTTTAAGTTGAAACTTAGTAAATTCATTTAGCTGCCCGCCTTCGCCACCGGGTAAGTAACGATAGTCTCTAAAAATAAATGGATCTTCATCCTCTGGATTATTAGATACTTCAGGAGTTAGTATAAAACTCTGATCTTCTATTTTTTCATCAGAAGTTGCAGTTCTAAAATAAACTTGTATATCTGTGCCAGGACGCCTATTTGCAGCAAAAGCAATATTTAAGCCAACGGCTGGTTCAACTAAAGTGATAGCTTTACTAATATGTTTAGCTGCTGCACTACCTCCTCTAGAAGATGTTTCATCTACAAAAGTAAGAGGTGCATTAAATCCAGTTGATGCTGCTGAATCCTGTCTATCAATAATAGCATCAATTAAAGTTATAGAAGATCTTTGCAAATCAATCATAGGCGACACAAAATTGTTTTCTGATACAAAGTCATATTCTACTTCTAAAGATTTTACGTTGGCTCCTAATTCTGAGGTTTCAATAGCTGTGTTTGCAACCACGTTAGCCACGTCAGTGTGTATGGTGTCATTTGAATATGAGGAAAAGAAATTATTTTCTTTTTGATACGCAGTTTCAGTTCCTGCAAAAGATTTACCCGAAGTCTTTTTCATAGAACCATAGTATGATGTCTGAGGTGGTACAAGAGCCTGTGTATTCTTATAGTAAATCGACCAAGGTATATTTTTAGTTACCTTTACATCAATACCACCTGATACATCGTCGCTGTCTGCTGTAGCACCAGCTGTAAACTTATAACCTGACCAATCAACAGCTGTGATAGTTCTAGGTCCTAAAACATTGGCCGCGGTGATTCCACCGATTGATTGCGCAGAATCAAAACCTGTGATACGCACAGTATCATTGACAATAAACCCATGGCCTGGGTCAAAGACTTGAATTTGATTGCTACCTGATGTCGTTGTTAGTGGATCGGTATCTAATAATTTCATAGGCAATTCTGCGTTATGCATACGCACAGTGCCAATATTACTACTGAATTCAGCTCTAAAGATTTCGAAAGTCAAGTCTTGTTCTTGTGCTGCTGTAAATGTACCACCGTTCTGTGAATAGAATAGAGAACCAAGTGCAGGATTTTTAGCAACTCTACCCGCAGTTGTGTCGATTTCGAACTCATCTATCTGTGCAGCAAATATTTGATAGTCAGCTGCATTAGTAATTACAATTATAGCATAGTCACGTAAACCCTTTAAATATACAGGTTCTTCGAATACAAAGCTAGTTGCTGAGGTTGCATCGTCTGAAACATTAACTGATGAACTATTTACATATACGACTGAACCTGGAATTACAATATCCGTTGAAGGAAATCCGTTTACCATAGGTCTTAACTGTAAACATACAGGTGCAGTTGTAGATTTAGACTTAAAGAATAAATCTATCTTAGTTGCAAAAATTCCTGTCACTTCTTCGACAAAGAAAGACTGTCCAATCGGGTGTCGATCGATTCTATATCCTAATGAAGTGCTCATCTATTTCCCTTACTTCTGATCTTTTTCCCACTGTTCTAGATCTTGTACAAATTCAAAATCAGTGTACGAATTGTTAACGTCTTTTACAAATGTTCTTACACTATTTTCAGTTAGCTTAAACCCATGCATTCTAGTAAATCTTTTCATCAATGAATTATCAGATGTATTAGTAAAAATTAGTTTGTACCCTTTATCTTTTACTAACTTAATCAATTCATCTATACATAACTGTATCGATTTATGTGAATCTCTCAATGATGCATGCTTATCTTTGACAAGCCAATCCATCATACAAAATTTACAACCTTCACCAAAGTATACTCCAACAGCACAAATAGGTTTATCGCTTTCTACAATTACGCCATCAGGTGGTAGAAGCTCTTGTGGTACAACTCCAAACTCCCATTCTTCCCACCATTGTTTTAATATGTCATAATCAGTGTCTAAGTTCCATTTGCGTGCTTTCACTATTCAAAATCCTTTCACAAGCTTCATTATCTTCTTCAATCGTATCTATCCATTCTTCAAAGTATTTATCACCTTTTTCTAATAATAATTCTTGTGCTCCAACTTCAAAGTAATCAGTAAATAATATTCCATTTATAAGTAACCTACGTTCCTCTGTACCAAAGTTATAAACCACAACAGTTTCATCATTAATTGGCACACCGTGCTTTGTATCTCTAACACGTACCCACTTACCATCTTCATGCACCGTATGACTTCCAGACACCTTAACTCCCTTATAATCATGCAAGTCAGATGTAAAGAATTGTCCACATGCAAACACCATGCCTCCGACCGCTACGCGATCTCCGAGTTGCACTGTTTCAACAGCTTTAAATGTTCCATCTTCCATTTCTATCATTGTCCCTGCTAAGAAGCAACCATCACCACCGGGCGTACGCGCCTCATTGCCTCTCGGCCCCCACGTATTAGTTCCAGGGATTCTACTGTAGCCTTTTTGGTTTTCGTGTTTTCCGTCACCACCATAGCCACCACTACCGCTATTTTGATAATATTTATTTTCAACTGTCTTCTTATGTTGTATGTTTAGAACACGAGTTGATTTCCACTCTTGATCTACTGTGTCTAAGTATCCTGTTGCAGCGTATAGTGCTCGAGCTATAGTACCTGATCTTGTTTCATCACCGCCGCTAACATCTAATATCATAAATTCATTCATACCAGTTCTAAATCTAATTGCGTTAGTGTTAGGTAAGAAGAAGGATCCTTCAACGTGGCCATTAGCATCACTAGTTATAGCTGATGAGCTCTCAGGGTGTTGAGTGATATTATTGTGTATGTTACCAAAATCTGTTGGATCTTCTGATATTCTCTTAAAAGTTTCTTCTCTCACAAATGCATCGACTCTTACACCGTCAAAGTAACAGAATAAGGTTGAACTCGGTCGTAATCCATTAGCTTTGAAATAAATCTTTCTTGATCTACAGAAAGGTAACAAAGCAACGTGAATAACTCTTTGACTAAGCAATTCTTCAACTGTTTCTTCAGACACAACTTTATTTACATGCGTTATTGTTCTTCGACTATTATCTTGCACTTTTGAGTTAGTGGTGTCTCCAACAGCTAAGTCTTCGATATTCTTACCACCCCAGTTCCACTGCCAGTTGTTCCAAAGATATGCTTGTGTGGTGTCAAGTTTTGTACCGCCGTCAATTACTTTCTTAGTACGTACTTTCACCTCTCTCCATTCATCCGATGCTGGAGATATATCGACATCACCGTGATAAACTGTAGCTTCAAACGGATTGATCTTAATAAATCTAGAAGCTTGTGTTTGTTTTCTAAATGATGTTTCAGTGAAATCAAGATATAAGTTATCTCCTCGTCTCACAACACCTGAAGAGTTTGCAGAATCAAATAACAATCGCACATTGTCTTCATTGAATCCTGCAGTCATAAAATTAAGCTGAGGGTCAATGGCTGCTCGATACTCAGGATTTTCAGTATCAGACAAAAGTTGAGTGGAGAAATTGTCTACAAAAAATCCTGATTTAGTTCTATTGAGACCGCCTGAATCTAGAACTTCAAAGTTCTTAGTATCTATTTCCAGTAAGCTTAGTGCAGTTACTTCTTCTAGTTTATCTACTCTTCTTTCAAGCCTTGCAATATCTTTCATTGTATATCTGCGATGCTCAATTTTTTCTATTGACAAATCAGAATCATTAAGAGTATTTGCACCAAATGCTATTTTGTACAATGGAAGAGTAGACACCGGCGCATCGGGATAATTAGGATAAAAATCAGGAGTACCCATACGCAATGCAATGTCGCCGTCTCTATCGATGTGCAAAACTGCATTCTGTGGTAAGTAATAGTTCACATCGGCCTGAATAGTATCGTTTACTCTTGGATACTCATGTATTCTTGCACCTTTAGCTGCGTCTGTATATTCACCTGCTGAATCCTGTATTGATCTAAAGTCTAAAAAATTACGTAAATTTACTGTGTCACCGGTGTTCGTAGTAAAATCTGGGATTTGATCGTAATTGACTTGACCAGTGTAAGAATTGACAGCAAAGAAATCTGCGTCACCAGCGCCATGTTCAAAATATTTAAACCTTACATGAACTGGGTCAGCTGGAGCTGCATATCCAGTTTTACGATTTAGCTTGCCTAACCCATAGAAGTTATCACGCTGGCCGTTATCAACTTCGTATCTCGTGCTTAAGTCAATGCCGTCTGAATCTTTCAATCTTACTCTTAAGACTTGGAAAATATCAGCTTTAGCTAGGTTGACGACACCATTAACATCTTCAATAGTAACGGTTGTTTCAGTAAGTGTTTTACTTCTGATTTGCCCGACAGCTTTATTAATATAAGCTAAAACTTCCATGCCAGTTACATTTGCTGGTGCACCGGTGATTGCTGCAGCGTTTGTACCTGCACCAGTTACACCTATCGGGTGAACCCAAACAGCACTGTCTGCTTTAGCAAATATCCACTGATTTAAATCAGCGAATGTTTCACCTGCTGCTGTTAGTGCTAGTGATCCAGCGCCTGTGCCGTCAGTGTTAAATGTAAATCGTCTTTGAGTTGTAAGACTAATATCATCTAATGCTTGTGGTCTGTTTTCTCTTAAAGGGAAAAGAGATGTGTTCTTTGGCACATCAAACAACACAGCTTTATTGTTGGGTCTAAATAAATTAAAATATGAATTAGCAGCGCTGCCTACACTGACAGCGGAGTTACCAATACTGACAGTGTTTCTAAAACTTTTACCTGAATTCATTTGTATGTCCATCAGGTAATATCGTAGTTGATCATCAGTTTCCTTTGAAACTGCTCTTACACGACATGTACCAATAGAATCACCACCGAAGTCAGCTCCATCCTTCAAAACTAATTTTTGGAATCTATCAATATCAGGTAAACCTGCAGTATTACCTGACAAACCGGCAGCAGCACCATTAGAGTCAATGTTAACTAATACATAGTTTCCATAATTTGCAGGTGTTATTTCGTTATTAATTTCTGAAGTTGAAGCTGGCTTTTCGATCCGCGTTGCAAAAGGTGCTAGTATCCTAGCTCTATACCCATCGACGACTGCGATACCATCACTGACTGTCATCAATAAGTTATCATTATCTGAGTCTTTATCAAATCTTAATCTAAATGGGTCTACTACGTAATCGCCTGAGTTTTCATTTATTCGAGTTGCAACAAAGTCTCTTACTATATTATATGAATTATTTTTATTTTTATCAGCAATAACCACGCCCTCTTTGATATTTACAAGAGGTACAAAGTTATCAGCTGCGTCTAACTCACTTTCATTTGCCAAAGTTAAAGTAATTCTAAATCTGTCAGCACCGGGTGAAGATATATTAGGTACAGCACCTTGATTATCATATAAATCAGCATCATCATCTACAGCAAGTGTGGTCGATCCATTTGTGATATTTTCACCTGCAGTAAATCTAACAGTAGATAAGCCTGTCTGTGCACTAGGAGCGTTAGTATAGGCAACAAACAAAGTGGCAGGGTCTGAACCAGTTGCAGTCACAACTTCTAATACTTTGGCTGTCACAGTACTAGTTGAACCAGTAAACGTTGTGCCTACTAAAGATGAAGGTGTTCCAGGCAATGCTAATGATGTCGTATCAAGTTTTACAAATTCATATGAGTTGTTGAGGGTAGTTGATCCAGGCTTTACAACCCCGCCTTCTTGAAATATATTGCTTCCAAATCTAGCAATTTGAGATTGTAATAGTGTTTGTGCCTGAGTTAATTCGCGAGCTTGCAGTACTCTACCGCTATTAAATAGAATACGATAAAACCCGTCACTGTCCGTAAAGTCATCTTTATACTTTGTGGGTATGAGGGTTGAACTAAGAGTAGTAGCCATTCTTTATTTCCTTAGAATTGTACGACAACTTTAATGTCTTCATTTTGTGCCAGCGCTCGACTTACAGGTTTTCTGTTATCTATATAGAGTATCGCACCAGTTTCAGGATCTACTTCTGGTGATCTTAGGGCTGAATCAATTACACCGTCACCGGCACCATTTGTTTCAGTTATAAGCTCACCGTCTTGAAATGTTAAGAATCCAGTGTCATCATTCTGATGATAAAATATTTGATTGGAATCAATCTCATCTACAATAGCTTTTGCTGATGTAGTAGAACCTTGAATTGTTTTATCAGCGGTAAATCCTGTAACTATGCTTGAAAGTGTCATGCTCTTCAGCGCATTTCCTGTGGTTGCTAAGAAAGCTGCGCCGGCCGAAGTGCGTGGATCTCTTACTAATCCTACTTGTCTAAAGTCTTGATTAACTATCAAGTCCGAATCAGTTCCTAATAAATCAGAATGAAACATTACAGATGTAGATCTTAAATCTTCTCTGGGATCTTTACCCATACCTGAGTCAGGGCCAAGCACTGCTCGGGCAGTTGCGTTTTGTGATGCACCACCTCCAGTAATTGAAACTATAGCCCTCGTATATCCAGTGCCAAATCCTTTTACGTCACCGTTGCTAGAATCTTCTGCTCTTAATCTAACGAGTCTTCCAGTTGCAGAATCAATTGTAGGTATAAATGAAGCGTTTGAACCTGTGCCAGTAATAGTAATTGTTGGAAGTGATGAATAACCAGCACCTCCATCAGTGATAACTAAGTTAAGAATTTCTCCGGCTTTTGCATTATTCTGCACTTCTTCTTGTTTTAGCTGTATGCCAGTTGAGTTAGAATCAGTAGCTCCTTGAACCTGCACTGGCATAAAGTTTGAAGACATAAAACTGTTTGCACTGGCTGCGCTTATAGTATACAAAAATTTCCAAACGTAACCGTCAGCTAATCGCCTTGCATCATTATTTGAGTGAGTTGGTTCGTTGATAGAGGGAACAGCCGTACCAGCAGCATTTCTTCCAACCTCTAAACATACATATACTTGATTAGCTTCATTCTTTACATAATACGGACTCGCAGGGTAACCAGCTTGTTGATCATCAAACTGTGAATATATAACACCTGACGCCCAGTTATTACGTGGTACAACAAGTGATGTAGCTTCAACTTTCTTTACACCTTGCAATGCATTACGAAATGATTGAATTGTTTGAGGTGAGTTAGTGGGTGTAGGTACTGTTTCAGATGAATCCCACTGCTCTGATCGACCAATACCAATATAGTACTTTCTCGTATCAGCGGTAAACTGATCAAAGAAGTCCTGTGCTATTTGTCTTCGTAAGGCGTCTGTTACTATTGCTGGCATTATCTTATCCTATTAAGTACTAACTGCTGCACCAAGCACAATCCTACGGAAAGCACCAGTGTCACTATCAAAAACTGCAAGACATGGATCACCTGATGCTCCATTCTTTACAAATATCAAAGCTCCATGCTCCGGATTATTTGGTTTATTTGCTACTGTATAAGCGTTTAAGTTAACTTGTGTTGTTCTCGATAAAACATAATCCGAGTCTACTAATGTTTCTACTGCACCTGAATCAACATAATTAAAGTTACTTAATTGTTTTAATCTAACGTAATCTGAATCTATAATTGTAGTTACTTCACCTGAGTCTAAACCGCGATTTGAATCAATCATCTTTTGTACTTCGGATGAATCCAAACCGCCGTTTGAATCAATCATCTTTTGAACTTCAGCTGAGTCTAAAGTCGATGTAACTGGTGCTCGAGCTGTTACGTAAGCAGAATCAATCAGTGCAGTTGCAAGACCAGAATCAATTGAATTTGCTCTTACAATTAAAAGAGTTTGTGATGAATCCTGTGCAATACCACTTCTCAATGCTATATAACTCGAATCTACAATACCATTGATTGAATTAGCGATGCTGCCACCGATAGTTGTATCAAGCAGCACTGTCCCTGTAGAATCAGGAAGTGTGATCGTATTATCTTTTGTAGGATCTGTAATTGTAAATGTAGTCTCAAACGAATCAGCAGTTGCACCTTCGAATACAATTGCATTACTATCAAATCCTACACCAAGATTAGCAGCTGCTCCTCCTGTTGCTACTTGTAAAGCTGCAACGTCAGTATATAATTCAGTAAAGTTATCATTTATTTTGCCGCCAGCAGTACGCAGGTCATCACCGGTTCCATCATTACCGCTGCTGCCAACACCAATTACTTGTTTAGCCATCTTAAATCCTACACATTAATTGTTATTATTTATACCGAACTTACCATTGAATTAGAATATCTTTTGAATTCTCTCTGATCGAATGTATCGAACGTATTGTCAAATGTAATACCACTTCCAAGTGCTGTGCCAGCATCGTCGAAAGAAATACCATAGCCTGCGAGCTCATCTAAGTTACTATATATCTTGGCCAAGAATAATAAACTAACACCTCTTCCACCAAAGAAGTTTGTGGTTCGATATGGATGGTATCTTTGCTCGGCAGAATCTGCATCTTGATCATCTGGTAATAAAAGTGATACCTCTCTATCACCAGTCATATTGAACGATGCCGCTTCAACAACTTTGATTCTTGGATCAGGATCAGTGATTGATTCAGCAGTTAATACAGTAACCTGTCCTTCTGTTACTACCTCAACTTCTGCACCTAAGAAAAATCCTGCGGGGTGAACAAAGTTTCTGTAAAGTATTTCCCAGTCATTTAACGATAAAGGTGATTTAATTAATACCGAAAAAATCTGATGTATTCTACCATCAGTTAAAATAAATGCATCTTCGGGCCCAATCTTACCTTGTGTTGCGTCACCAACTCTTAATAAACTATTTTTTGGATAAATGACTTCAACGTTGTTTTCGTCAAAAAATGCTCTAAAAAAACCTTCTGCTGAATATAAAGAACCCTTGACTCGAAAAAAGTTACCAAAGTTTCTTAGTGCTTCTCTGGGAAAGGTAAATTGAGTTTGTGATACGCCAAGAGCAATTTCATCTAGTACAAAGTCAAGTCTCTTTAATGTTACATCTTCAACATCTTTTATCGTTAATATCTCATTAATTATGCCACCAAAGTTTTCATCTGAATCTAAATGTTCATAGTATGCTTCTAGAAATGTAACAAGATTAGGATACGATGTAGTAAAGTATTCAGGCAGCACTTGACGTACCACACTAAGCTTAAAGTTAGATGCTAACCGGTCGTAATCTCTTAATGTTTCAAAGTTAGCCATTTATTCCACGATTAAAGATTGTGTTTGACGATCTATTTCTGCTGTAGCAGATGAACGTGCGGTATCTAGTTGAAGTATATAATTCCTTAAAGGCTTAATAGTGCCTTCACTTTTTGGTGTAACTCGTATAGGCAAGAATGTTTGACCTGATATAAGTTGTGTAGGTCTAAACCCTACTAGACTTACTTTACCAGACAGTGAGTTATATTCGCCTACATTATCTAAAAGTACATTTCCATCTAAGTCTACTATTTCTAATACTGAAGATCCTAAACGGTTTTTAATAGTACATACAAAACCGTTGAATTCAAATGCGTCACTTTGCACTCTATGAAATACATCATCTGGCACAGCAATGCTTGTAGGAAAATCTATATCTAAAGTGTTCAAAGTGTTTATAGTAATTGTAGGACGCATCTGTACACTAACATTGATAGTGCTTGAAAGTATTGAATCATCTAGTGCATCAATCTCTGTCAATAGATTCGATTTTCTAAATATGCCGCCGAACGTAGAAACATTAGCATCAAAGAAAGACTTCATTAAGTTAAATACTCTTTGCTCTGCAGAAAGTAGTGTGATACCAGTGCGACCAGGATCATATGCAAACCTTGTATCAAGCTGTAAGAATACATCCTCCGGGTCTGTAAACTTAGTAGTCATAGACATTACAGAGAGATTATTTGTATAATTAGATTTAATATTATCTTTTACTGACTGTTTTACTGCATCACTAGTATTATCTTGAAATTGTAATGATATATAAACTGCACCATAATCAATAGGTTCGTTCTGATCTCCACTCCACACAGATGCGCTTTCCACTTGAGGAAAATTAGATTCTACCATTGCCTTGTAATCAAATGATGTTACTAATCTTTTTTGTCCAGCGAAAGCAATGGGTGCTAGCTGTTTTACAGATTCAATTGATTGCTTTGGAGCTCCACCGGTTGACTCTGTCACTGTAACGACGTTTAATGTGTAATCAACACCGTTTACAGTAATATCAGAGGCGGGCGTAAATATTGTTCCATTATTAGCATCAGAACCTTTACTCGATAGATATGTTACAACGACTTTTTCACCAGGTTCAGGTGACTTACCAAAGGAAATGCCATCCCCAAAATTTAATTCATAAAAACCATTTGGTGCTTCATTCAAAGAAAAGTGTTTTGAGTTTTCATCTACTGTAATTGCAAGGCTTATTGGAGTGTAAGAAGTAAATGATGTTGAACTCGGTGACTCGAAAACGTCTACTGTTGCAGTTGAAGTATCAATAGTTTCATCGGGTATAACGTATATTTGTCTTTCTCTTTTTTCGGGTGCAAAGAATGTTTTAGTTTTTTCTACACCTTCTACTATTGCAAGATTATCATCATCTGAAGTATCTTTAAAAACATATAAACCTGTGCCGTCATCTGTAGCGAAGAAACTTTCTCTAGTTCTAAAAGTAAATGTCACTCCGTCTATCTGACTTGTAAACTGTGTGCCCTTTGCAAGTTGTAATCTTGCCGGTCTGCCAGTTACACCTGCTAGGTTTACATTTAGATTTACAGTTGCAATCGCAGCTTTTCTAGAAGATACTTCATAACCCAATGTTTGTGCATGTGATACTACTGAACTGCGCAATTGTGCTGTAGTAAGAAATGCTTCATTGAGAGCAAAGTTAGCTGTCAGACCGTTGATATGACTATTATACGCTAATACATCTAAAACGTTCGATAATCCGGAAGCTTCAAAATCATAATCAGAAAACTCACCTTTATTCTTAAAGAAATTCTTTAAGTTATTTTTTATGTTTGTAAAGTCAAGGTCGGAAGATTTAATTTGTGCTGCCATTTATCTTAGCCTCGTTAAATTTAAGTCGAGTGTAACAGTTTCACCGACACTTAGTATTTCAAACACTACTGTTATTCTTACATTATTTGTATCAGGACGTAAGTTTACATCAACATTAATAACCCGTGCTCTTGGTTCATGTAATTCAACTGCTTCAATAACGTTATCAGCTATAAGCTCAGCTTCATCGCCTGTCTCTAACTCAAAAAGAAAATCATTTAAATTACCACCAAATGTAGTATCAAAAGGTTTTTCATATCTGTTTGTCAACAATAAATTTTTAACTGACTGCTTGACTGCAGCTATCGAAGTTTTCTTAAAAATGTCACCTGCAGGCTTTGGCGTAAATGTCAAATCAAGGTCAGAATAATCAAGGCTTCTAGACCCAACGATTGAAGTACCAAACTGATTTCCGTCTTCTATAGAAAATGCTTTTGCCATGTTTCTATTTATACCACTTCGACTAATTCGTTCGTACTTTGTACATAGTTGTTGAAGCGAGTTTCTATTTCATTTGTGTATTTTGGTTTATAATCAGTTCCAACTTCAGGCATAACTAGTATGATTTGTGCTGTTAAGCTCCCATCAACGTTATAAGTATCATAACTTAAAATCATTTTTTCAAATTGTAGTGAATCTTTCCACCACAACGCTAGATCAAAAGTTTTCTTTTTGTCTATCTGCCCTTTACGATTTCTTAGTTCATATACCACACAGCGGCCTTTAGCTTTGAGATCGTTAATCCCACCTTCAGTTAAAACTTCGTTAGGACCAGATCTGTATATGCCTTCAGCTACAACTAAACGATACTCTTCATACTCATCGTCATCTATCATTATTGACTTTAAAACTTGTCCATGCAAATATAAATTACGTGCTATTTTAACGCGTTCTTCTAATTTAGTAACATGATCAAATGTTATTGAATCACCATAACCACCTAAGAACTTAGCTATCGTAATACCATGATCTATTTCTGTTCTTGCTCTTATGTCTGCTTGATTTTCAGGCTTATACTTAGGGTGTGGAACAATCTCTATTTCTGAGTTAACAACTGACCCTTGAAACCTTTTTGCCTCGGCACCAACACTTTTACCAAGAACACTTCTAGATCTTACACGTCTTGGTGTTGCTTCATTAGAGATAACTCTATCAACACCTGGTGGTACACTATTTGAAAATGTGGCTGATATTGTATCTTCGGCTATAAGTGTGCCTACAAACTTTGTTTTCTTTTGATTCAATGGATCTCTTAATTTTGATCTGGCTTCCGTAGTACTAAGTGTTCTATCTGATACACCCTCATAGTCTGCATTCCTGTTTACCTGATTGAATAGTATATTGCCTTGGTCAATTGTCACAGTCCTGACAGCGAATTCTGATTCACCTAGATAAGAAGTAAGAATGGAAGATGTAGGTTCAGCAGTTTCTTTATTAGTCGCCGGTGTCAAGGTAACAGTGGCCTGCGCACTACCTGCAGATGCACCCAAGGCAGCTGTACCCGCAGTACCAGCAGTACTAGCATTGCCTGACAAGTTACCGTTAAAAGTTGGTGCTTCCATTCCAACACTAGCGTGGACGCTGTTAGATGCATGCATAGAAGTAGAATTTACACGATCACTATGAGTAGTATTTGCATATATTACCATGCCGTCACCACCCATCGTACCTGTTGCACCAATAGCTGTCAAGTCAGTAGCACCAATGTTAATGCTAGGTGCAGATAGTACTGCTTCAGCTTCAGAAGTATGTGTCATAATACCTTTTGATAAAAACTCTGTAGTAGACCCATACATTGTAGAAGCTGCACCTTTGATAAATGTATTATCGCCGCCATGTGTCAAGTTAGTAGTGCTTTTAATTACCTGTCTATAATAGTTACCACCTATCAACGATTGTACGTTCTTACCAATGTCTTGTCTGTAACCACC